CATTACGATCTGACCTCCCTTCGAGAAAACCACAGTAGTATGCGATTGTAAGACAAATTAGCATTAATATTCCGTCCAACATTAGGCGTTCACCCCTGGAATCGGTTTTCCTAGTAGCTCTAACGTTCTCCTAATTCCGTACCGGACGCCTATGTCATACCTGGTATCACAGCTGTAACAGTCATACACATTTTTAATCTTTTCTTCCGGTGTTGCTTCGACTTCATATCCGTTAACCAATGCACTAGCCAGTGTCATTAACGGGACGCCGATCAGTGACTCATAGACCATAATCCAGCCACAGTCATCTTCAGCATGTAGTTTTAGCAGTTCTTCCTTGGTGCGAGTCGTTAACCAACGTTCAATCGCTTCAGCAACGTCTTTACTTAATACAACTTTTTCCATCATTCCAACCCCCAAGCTTTATCGTATTTAGCGAAAGGATCTTCGCCGTCCTCATCCGTTATTTCAATTTCATGCTCGTCTTGAACGATTAGATTCGCTTTTGCCATCGGCTCGGCCTGGGCTGCTAACCAGCTAACCAGAGCGCCAAGTGTCGGCCGCAAGTACTGGGCCGTCTTCCATCGAGTAGGGTACAGCCGAATAACTACATCGATGATCGCTTTGATCAGATTGACGTCACCTTTGTATCTGGTTACCAGGGTACGAACATGAGCTTTTTCCTTACCGTAGTTTGAAGTCATATACGGATCACCGTAGGATTCACGGTATGTTGTCAACCAATAATCGAATACCTCGTTAGTTGGATTTACCTTAGACGTCTTTTGTGATGGCGCCAGCAGGGAAGAGCGTGTAACCTTTAATGCTGTTACTTCGTACATGTGACCATCTGCTGTAGTAAACGACTCAATCAAAGGGGAGTCACCAACTCGATAACTCTGTAGGATCTTCAAATGCCGTTGAAGTACACGCTTTGACATTCCTAGTAGCTCAGCAATTTGATCTTGCGTTAGATTAACAATTGAATCATTCGCCATAAACCTTAGTCCGCTGTAAACGAACCAGGCTTCTTTACCAACATCGTTGATCATTCGTATTGCCGTGGTTTGATTTATTTCTTCGATCATTTCCATCGCCCCTAAAAAGTTTTTCTCTGCTAATAAATAAGGGTCCAACTTCGCGAAAGTATCGGTGAAATAAAAAAAATGCAAAAAAAAATCGCACCCTATGAAAGGATGCGTAATTCTTCGTTTTTAGTTTCGACTAGTAGATCACCATCACGATGGAAGGTGAAGATGCCTTTGTACTTTGGATTCTCATGGATGTATACCACGGTAGTCTTACTCCATTTACCCGTCTTGGAGCGCTTTGGCACGTACTCTGTCGTGTCATTCAAGTAGTCCGCAATCTTTTGATAGGACAGCTTCTTCTCGTCTCTAAGGTGGAAGATGATTCGAATAACTTCGGACTGTTCCTCATCGATTACCATCTTTTTCTTACCGTCAACTAGAACGGACTTGTAGCCAGTAGGGATGCTGCCAGTAGCATGCTCCCCACGTTTGGCTTTAGCATCAATTCCGTCCTTCATCTTTGCCACGATCTTGGACGCCTCATAATCGGACAGGGCCCCTAGTATTTCGGACAGCAGCTTAGATTCCGGATTATCGGACATAATGTCTGGGTTCGTAATGGCAATGATCTCTAGACCAGCCTCTTTGAATTCCGCGATGATCTTCTGTCTGATCCAGTTAATACGGGAGATACGATCTGCACTGTAGACAATCAACGTTTTGATATCGTTATCAGCCATGTACTGTAGGGCTTCTTCCCAAACTTTACGTACTTCGATCTTTGTCTTACCAGAATGAGCGCCTTCGTTGAAGACTGTAACTAACTCGATGTCGTTATGTTCGCTAAATTCACGAATGAACTGTTCCTGCGTTGATAGACCGTTTCCGTATCTTTCCTGTTCCTCAGTAGATACACGCTTATAACCGATTGCTTTCTTTTTACGTTTACTTGCTGTACGCATAATCGTATTCCCCCGTGTCATTAATAGTATATACGTAGTATAACGTACATCAAGTACTACGTCAATCGTTATTTATCCTCTAACCAATTGTATGTCGGTACACTAGAAGGCTCATATTCGTACACTGGCTCGTCATCTACAGAAGCAGCGATATCTTCGTTAACATACGTTGTAACAAACCAAGGTACTAAGCTTCCTACGGTACTCTTATTCTTTTTATACTTAGCGAACGCTTTACTAATAACCAAGTAATCTAGTGTTGTTATGTCTTTTTCATCATATAACTTAGTAGCAATATCTTCAGCGACTTTAGCAGTGAATTTCGTTACTTCCTCGATCTTGCCTTTTGAGATTTCTATTTTACTAGAACGTAAATCTCGCGTATGCGTGTTATAGTCTTCTTCTCTTTTAAGATCTTTTAAAAGATTATTTTTAAAAGATTCTTTTTTGTCTTCAGAATTTGAACCACTGTCCTCCAGATTTTGAAGTACCCCTCCTTCAGAATTTGAATCCCCTTCAGAATTAGAAGTACCTTTTTTACCTACTTCAGAATTAGAAGTACTTGTGGATTTTGTGGATAACTTCTTAGCTTCATGCTTTGCTTTCTTGCGTTCTTTATCGGCTTTAAGTGCAGATTGGTAAGCATCTTTATCTGAAACAGAGTTAGCTTTCATCGTGTCTGTCAGATCATAAACGGTATATAAGTTGGAATCATTATCTCCATGTTCCGAAGTTCGTTCCTCAACGGTAACTAAACCCATCTTAACAAGACGTTTAATTGCGTCACGAATCGGATTCTCCGAAACGGAAGCCATCATCGCTAATTTTTTGATAGACGGATAAGCAGTACTATTCTCGTTAAATGCGAATCTAAGTAGGTTGATATATGTTAGCTTGTCAATCGGCTTTTCGAAGCTCATACAGTCCAATACGTAGTTCTGTATGGTTGTCCAGCTGTTAGTAAACGCAGCCTTTACTTTGATCTGATCGTCATTGGTAGTTTGATTTGTCTTTGTAGTCATAAAAAATACTCCTCCTATGACTGAATATCGGCACAGAACGAGCGTAGTAGGGGTTGAAAGTATATAGACGTGCGTGGTATAATAAACGTAAATACGAATACTATAACAATACAGACTCGTTCCAGTGACTCGTACTGTTCGCACATTTGACTTTCAACCCTGCCAAGTTGTTAGTCCAAACGACTGCCAATCGTTTGCTCGTTGTGCCGATATTCAGTTTTATGTGATTTGAAAGAACGCCGACCTCGTCCTCCAGACAGAAGGCGTTTTTTCTTTGTCTAAATTGTACAACTTCTACGATAATCTGACAACGACTATTTAAACAGCCGCGACCAGAAACTTTTTTTCTCTTGGGACGTTGCCAGCTGATCCATCACCTCCTTAAACATTTCAGTCGTCTTCTCCATTGCCGCAAGATACTCTGGCTTCGGCTTCTCAGCTGACTCGATTAACTTCTTCTGTGACGCTTGCTCCTGTTTGATAGATGCCAGGTCGGCCTGGATCGTCAAGAACATCTCTTTCAGCTCTGCAAACTGTTCAGACATAACCGTCATATCCACGTTAGGCTTGTCGTCTGGTGGATTATACGGAGTTATATCTGTTATGTCTGCCGTCACTTTCTCGATTGCCGATTTGACGGACATACCTGGCTGATTCTTGAGTATGATGATACCTTTAAACATATTGATATCATGTTCGCCAAACATTATGTTCCCTTGTTGGTTACGTCTGAACCGATAACCCTGTTCCTCTATGGCTAGATAGTATTTTTTGACCGTGCTAGGGGAGATCCCCAGCTCACTAGCGACATCGTTTACTCCGACATATACATTTGTCATAACGGTTATACCTCGTCCTGACGTTGTATACGGATGTTTTTCCAGAAGTTCTCTGGCTTGACATACCAATCCTCTACGGTGTGCCGCTTGACGTTCTCTGGGTCCGCTAGGTACAGTCTAATAGCCGTATTAAAGATGTTCTGCTGACGTCCACGTCCATCGGCTACAGAGATCATCTTGTTACGCATTTTCTCCTCGAGGTAGAACGATTTATTCAGCCAGGGGACGTCCCGATCCATATCCTCGATATAACCGTTATGCCTGGCGAAGTACTGATCCAGGGCAGCATTTACGATCCGCGTTTGTTCGCCTTTACGATTTGACGCCAGCTCCTGGAGCTTTTCTAGCAACGGCTCCTCGATGTTGATTGTTTTGCGCTTAAAAGTGTCTGTGTACTTTTTAGGACGATAAACTCTCGGGTTTTCAGCCATTCCAATCCCTCCCTTTGATACCATAATTATACCGTACATCATGTACGAGGGCAATAAAAAAGCCAGACCGTTTAGCCTGACTACTTCTGGAATCTATCAACGTTTTTATCTAAGAAATCGTATATCTTATCTATGTCGTCAGGATCGTCATACATACCTATTTCTTCGTATGCCTTCTCTATGCCGTGTATAAACCCTAGGATGAATGCCGCTTTGGTATCTATGTTTTTTCTAGTGTCTGCCGTGAAGGTATCGTATAACTCCGCTGCAAGCTTAGCATTGACTTCTATTTCGATCTTAGACATCTTCTTTACGTCTTCTGGTCTTTTGCCTCTCTTAGCCACTTGTCTACCTCCTGTATGTTCCTCTTACGATACAGTATAGATTACAAGTACTACATTAGTCAACCATATTCTGGATAAAATTATGTATAATTTGCAGAAAAAAGGGGAGCCGTTAGCCCCCATATGTTAATCTTCCGCTACTGGGTCCCACTCGTAATGCTCCGTATCTGCGTTACATTTGGGACATTTACATAGTGGTATGATCGTTATATCTACGAATGTGTAACCACATTTTTCGTCCGTACAGATGTATTCAATCGTCATAACCGTTACACCTACCTTTCGTATAGCGTACATTAAGTACGCCCCCCGTTTTAAAAGCCGCTTCCTAAGATTACTGTCGAGTCTCCACTAGAGATACGATTAGCCACGTTCGGGAAGTTTTGCTGCGAGATCTGTCTACGCTGCCGCACGTCTACTGATCGTGAAACAATCGGTTGTGACCAATCTACGCTGCTACTAGAACTGCTCGATCTTACCACTACTGAGGACTTCCTAGATGTCTTCTTGGTTGACGTTCTACTACGTACTAGATGAGCCTTGACGACTTTACCTTTCTTGGTTGTATGGGCCTTAACTATATGATAACCGGCAGGAATCGATTGTGTATCAACTGAACCGGTTTGAACGTCATCAACTGCTCCAGTGAATGTTGCGTCACCACTGTTTAATGCCGCCTGACCAGATGTTGAACCGCCCATATCCATACCCATTGCCGAACCCAACGCATTAATTTCATCTGGCGAATACTGGTTATAATGAGTATCAACCTGAGGTAACGGATTATGAGGGTTTTGCTTCGATAACCACGCTTCCTCCTCGGCAGGGGACATATCATTCACTGACTTATGAGAGGATATCGTAGTGCTCGGTAGATGCGTATAATCCAGATTCGGATCGCTATTGCTTTGTCCATGTGTGATGTACACCGCGAATCCTGTAAATACTGCCGCCGTAATCAGATAATCCTTCAGTTTTGGCTTACGCCCAGACAGTTTAAACGGCTGTTGCTCGTGTGCCATTTGGTAACTACCTCCTAAAAGTGAGTTTGGTTATTGCCGACCGCACGTCTCACGACATTCGGTTTTGGACGGGAACCACCGCGTCCATCGTCAGGGCAAACTATTCAACCACCAGGTTTTGGCATTTTATCGTCCTCCTCGAATTGGTATATTTTGATTGTAGTACTTGTAAACGTGCCTGTCAAGCTATGCGCCCAACATTTTCCTGACGGCTTCAACCGTTGCAGCGTCTGCCTTCGCAAGCTTAGCGACCAGTGACGAGAACTCACCGTCCTGCTCGATTACTTGTCGCACAGTGTATGGTACGCGTTTTGCGACTCTAAATAGCTTTACCTCGCTAATACGGAACTCACGAGCTATCTTGTAAATTAGTTCGTCTTCGGGCATCTTGAGACCGTTCTCGATCTCTGAAAGGTACTTGGCGCTAACTCCGAGAGAAGATCCCAGGGAACGTAATGAGTGAGCTTTACGCTCGGTACGTAACTTTTTTAATACGCTGCCAAAGTGCATTCTAACTAGAAAACGCTCATCTGCGTTTTCCATTGCCGCGATTGTGCTATGTTTTAATCCTACTTGCATCGTTTTTATCCTCCTAAGATTGTACGGTTGCCCGTGTAATTTACTGTCACAGACCGTGTGTCTCACGACATTACGGTTTCGGCTATTTAAGCCATCGTCAGTGTGACTATTCGATAATATTGAAGGTTTGCGCTGGCAGTGATCCGCTTTCGCAGTTGTTACATTCTGGGTTACCACATTCAATCGCGAAATCCTCGGGATATTTACGATCCTCACCGAATGCTAACTCGGTTTCATGTTCCGTGTGACATAAGTGACAGTAAGCAGTGACTTTTTGAATTTCGGTTGGAGATTGGAAACGTTCTGCCTCGTCCTCCTCTTCAACCTCTTTAAGTGTGCCGTAAAGCTCGAGTAACTGCTTAGTGGCGAATTCATCGACTAATTCCATATACAGACCAGCTGATTCCATTTCTTGCGTAAATCCAAGCTCGAAATCTTGCGCTAACCCAGGAATAACCACGTTAACGAACTCACGAGAATCCTCGATTTCAATTCGTCCATCTGCCATCAAACCGCCAGCTATCATTGAAATATCAGCGATGACTTCGAAAATGTTACGAGTTTTGATGTAGCTAACGGTTTCGACTTGAGCGCCAATACTTTCTAGAACTGTAACTGATTCATCTAAGAAGCTCTTAACATCTTCCATGAATTCTTGGGTTGTTTCTTCCATTTCCATGCAAGCATGTAAGCCGTCAGCCTTCGTAACTAATACATTTAATTTGTTTAGAATTGTCATTTGTGTTACCTCCGAATGGTTTATTATTGGTACTTGACCACCCCCGAGAAGACTCGGGACGCTTTGAGCTTAAGGTCACTAGTTTATAGTCGCTCAGACGACTTGTTTCATTTGGTCACGCACCCAACACAACTCCTCGAGTTTTGCGCTTAACTTGACGCATTCCTCATCGATCTCTACCCATTTGTCTGGATCGCTGTAGCGTAAATCACTGTTTAACTGGTCTTCCCTTTTGATGATTTCATCAAGTATGTCCTCAATACGTAATTCGACTTGGTTTAATACGTTGCCCATTAATGTAGAACCTCCTTTGATAATTCGAATGCTAACTGATATTCGGCCCAATCATCGCTGATCCACGTCCATTCCCAGACTTGAAACATACGTTCTTTGACTACGATCCTAATGTCAGGATCGCCGCTATTGTCTAACTCGAATTCAATCGTGTTGTGCGTACTGCAATAAAATGTGGCATCTAAACCGCTAGAGCGTAATAGATCCTCGAGATCCGGAATGATTGCCTCATCGTATGTAGCTTGTAACATTTTGTAACCTCCTAGGTAATGTTGGACTATACATCCACAGACGACCTAACATCAGGTCGTTTCGCTGTCGTTACAGCTCGTCAGTGTGGCTATTTATTATAGAAAGAACATGCAGTACGCCCAGAGTAGAGCCGCTCCTATCGTTGCATAGAAGCACATTCCTGCTATTTTGATTGGTGAAAACTGTCCGAAGATCTCTTTTATCATTTTGACGTCCTCCTAGAGTAGATGTAATACTGTCCAGACTGCGTTGCCAATCCAATCGGCTATCGTTTCGATTGGCGTTTGAGCGACTACAAAACCGTTGTAATAACCATCAATGAACGCTGAAAGTATGTGCATGTGACCGCCTCCTATAACCAAAGTAGTTTTTTTCCGAGTTTTGAGATTGTCTTCCGTGCTTCCGTAAGATTAGCGACTTCAACATATCTGAGTTGACTTTCTAAGCAGTAACCGCCGTTTGTTAACTTATCAGCGCTCCAAGACTCCCAACCGTCAACTTCGAAGTAAACCGATTCTTTCATTTTTAGATCGTAAATGATGTTGTCTAACGTTTCTTTTTTCGTCATGGCTATGACCTCCTAAGCGATTGGTACATACATGTCGTATGCCAGATTTGAGTGAATGCTAATTGATATCTCGTAACACTGCTTACCGTTGATTTCCTTAAGTTTCGGATCGACCCAACAGTCTGGGTAAGGCCAGTCAAAATGTTTTAGCATGTACTCACCGCTGACGACTTTTCCCTCGTTGTATCCATTGGCATAATCTGAGAGATAATCATCCGTGTAATGATAAGCACACTTTATAAGCTCGAACTCGCCGCGCTCGATAGCACGTTTGACTACATCCCTACGAATTGTTGCGACTGCTGGACGTCCTACTTTCGCTTGACGTTTGGCTAAAGCTGATTCGATTGATTTACGGATTTTCATATGTATTGCCTCCTAATTTTCCGCGACTAATCGCGTATTCCTTGACTCTGCGTTTATACGGACTTGTCACCGTCTTTGGTCGCATTAAGGATGGGGACCGTACATTATGTACGGCACCGCTTTTAGTGAATTCCGATAACTACGTGCTTTCTTCCTAGAGCTTGGTCGATAATGTCGTTCCATTTATCGGTTAACAGCTGTTGACTATCTTTTTCGTAACACAGGTTGCACGTTCTGCCACAAGCTTTTTCTTCCACATCGTCCTGACATCTGATTGTGTTTGCTGGTTGCTCTTCGTGCTTAGCGTCATAGGCTGAGAATGTGTTCATTTGTAGCTCGTCCGCTAGGTTAATAAACTTGGCTTTCGTATCTGCCCAGATGCTAAACATAAAGTTGATGTTGATTGAACTTAACGTATAGCCCGTATTTTTAAGGTAAGACCTAATGTAAGTAATTGACTTCGTATAGCATCCAAACGAGATGTTACGTCCTCTAAAGTGGTCGGTAATAGCTATCCACTTAACTAGATAATCATAGCTGTAAAAGTCGCCGCTAACGTGGATACGAAATTCTACGTGCTTGCCGCTATACTTTGGACGTGCTAACTGGCGTTCGATTTCGGCTATCATCAGTTCAACGAAGTTGTCTTGCTGAGTTACCTTCCAGTTCGCTAAGTGAGACTTGACGACTGTTGAACGGTTCATAATGTAGCTTTTTACCGCGTAACAGTTTGTAACACACAATTCTGTAGAGTATGGACAAGTGAGAACTGGCGTAATTGAAAAGTTAAGTATGCCTTGTAGTTTGCTGTTACCTTCTTGAATACGAATGTAACGATCGGCTACGTTTAGTTCGGCTTCCTCTTTACAGACTAGATCCCAGACTTTGTCTTCAACTTTTTGAACTGTATCGTATTTTTTTGCCATTATGTATTCCTTCTTTCGAGTATGTATTTTGCTAAGCGTTACGCCTAGCTTTAGTCGTCAGTCGTCAACGTACATAATATACGTTTAATCTAAATGTTTGTATTGCTCAACTAAATATGATTCTACTTCTTCTGGCTCTTCGTCTAAATTAACTTGAATGACTCTTTCAGCAGTTTCACCTTCATTATTAACTTGTTCAACAGCTATATAACCCTCATCATTACTTGGTGAGTAATTTGCGTTATACCACCGTACTACAACTTCCATAACGTTATCTTTATTGGTTGTATAAGTAGATAATTGCAAAAAACCATCATCAATCATTGAAATAATATACATTGACTATCAGCCTCCAAATTGTATTTTAGTGACTGACGACTAAAGCTAGAAATAAATCTAGCCTACGGACTAAAAACGTCCGTGGTCAAAAAACCCACTCGAATTCGGCTAATGTATCCATCAGTCTAACAACCTGTTTGCGACTACGCCACTTTTCGTGAGTTGTCAACCTGATTTCGTGCCTATGACTTTTTCCTATCCTACTACGGGACTGCCGTCATCCATTACAGACCATCGACTACGTTAACCGCGGAAAAAGTATTTAGTTTAGAACGTCCTACGAGATCGCTACGACCTTGTCATTGAATCGCTCAACCTCGTAACCTATTTGGTAACCTTAGTTTAACATCAAATGAAGCGTATGTCAAACATTTTTTTCAAGATTTTTTTTCGTATCGATCGAGCAACCCTGTAAAAGCGGCGTCCCTTTCGATGAAACAAATATACCATCATATCGAATTCGACGTCAATACATTTTCAACATTTTTTTAAAAAGATTTTTTCAGCATGTTTTGAAATACGAACAAAACAGCGGTAAACGTTGATACAACGCCATTTTTCGTGTTCTCAGAACGATTGTTCTCGTCAAGCAGCGTGCAACCTTTTTTGTTACCAGTGCAGAAAAATGCATCGAAATAGATACAGAAAACAACGCCATAGGGACCAAATAAACATATCGACCGGACATGTCTATATGGAACGAAATACAACGCCATATAGACGGCATACAACGCCATACAACGCCATTGTACATAGTAGGACGTATAATGGACGAATATGCCGAAAAAGTCTATTACACTTGATACCGTGCATCCATGGACGTATATATTTAAAAAACCTTAACCCCTGCTATATACAAACGATCAAAATAAACCATTGCACGCAGTTGTACGAGAACAAACGTTCGATCTTATATTATTCGTTATAATAGAAATAAATATTCGTTTAAAACGTCCAAAATAACTAAGAACGTTGATTTGGCGGTATTTCTACGGTTTTTGTACGGAAAACGAGCGTTTTTCGTCCATTTTATTCGTCTTTTCAAAACTTCTACGAAAGACGGCCGCCCTATCACAAACATCTGTTCGATGTCTGCGGCGCTACGCCTGGTGTAAAATATATATACATACCGAAATTTCGAATCCCGAAAGGGACGGATGAAAACGAATGAAGACGAGTGAGCACGTTAACCAATCGTCAACCAACGTGTTGACCCGTGACCAAGCGGCCCCCCGTGTTCCACAAAAGGACCAAACGTAAATTCGCAATTCCGTTTAAAAAATTTTTTTCGATTTCTGAAAAGTCGGAGTGTTGTACATGACGTACAGGCGTGGTATAATTTGGGTATCTATTAATAGGGGGTAAACGTAAATGGACATTAAATTACCAATCGATGCAGCATGGGAACAGTCAATTCGACACACCGCTTATGGCGCTCCAGGAGCAGTACAAGTAACGTTATCCAAGTACAAAATCGGGGTCCACCGTAATTATTCGCTAGTGGCTGTCAATTACGTGAATGCGGAACCCAAAATATTTGCTGCAGTCCAGGTCGCAGATGACGATCCAGTGACGTTGAAACATCCAGCTGAAGAATTGAACGTGTATGGACGGTTCATCGGGATCCCGGTAAAGAACGCTCACCAGGCCGGGACCGTGATCCACGTCATCGAAGATGCAGCTAAGAATGGTATGCATGCGGTAGAAGCGGTTAATTACATTGCTGGTAGATGGGAATAATTAGGAAGGCGTCATTCGTGTCGCCATGTCATTTATGTCGCCTTGCTCAGCTAAAAACGGGGGTCAACGTGCAAAACGCGGTACAAGAGATAAAAAGTTTTTATTTTCAGACAACTCTTGAAAGCCTTGATACATAAGGGTTTTGCACTCGTGCAACATTTTGTCGAAAATTATTTGCGAATCTTTGTATACCTTTTTGCCGTTTCGTTGTTTATATATATGAGGGGGTTAAACGTTATACGTAATTAACGTTAAAACGTATTAATCGATCATATGTTAGAAACGATTTAAATCCTTTAACTAACGTTAAAGTATTTGAAAAGCTTTCAGCTTTTCCAATATGACATTTATGTCATGTTGTTAATCTTCTAATTGACGGTAAACGTTAATACGTTATATACGTCTAGTACATTCATACCTATTAGAAACAAATTAATACGTTAATTAAACGTCATTAAGCATCGGGGTTAGCTCGATGGGTGGCGTTTTTATTTTGGCTGAAAACGAGGTGGCGAGAAACCCTCCGTAAATCCTCTGACAGCGTTCGAGCATGGCTCTCGGATTCTCTACTGCGGAGACGTTAATTGCAGAAAGCGTGTAACACCTAGCCACTAATTTTAAGGCGAAAGGCCAATGAGTCGTGATGACTCAACCATTTAATTAGTGTACGTTGACGAGCGTACGGGAGTCACAAGCGGTTTGGGACCAGTGACATTTCGCAGGAAGGTCGGGCCTGTGGAGCCAATTACCTCTGTCCATGATCGTACATTACGTACGCTCCAAGTACAGATTGTTTTGAGCCTTGAGGGGGCAACGAATACCCTCATCCAATATCACGGAGTAGCTTAGTGGCAAAGCAACAGGGAGCGCTCATAAAAAGACTGATGATCGTAAGTTCGAATCTTACCTCCGTGAACATATGCCGACTTAGCTCAATTGGTAGAGCAGCGCCCTTGTAAGACGTTGGTTGAGAGTTCAAGTCTTTCAGTCGGCATTATTATACGCCCGTCACCATTACAGTGACCATACTTGGGCGTATACGCTGGCGTAGTTTAACAGAAAAACAGTCGTGATGATGTGAGTTCGACTCTCACCTTGCCGTTGACCAGGAATGGACGTAAGTCGGCGAGAAGCTTAAGTAGGTAAAGCAACGACAGAGTATTGGTGCAATTCCAATCGGCAGCTCCCCGTCTAGTTAGGACGTAAACACTTCGGCTACACGAATGGTTGTAGCTCCCTCCCCTCCCTTTCTATTTACGCCAGGCCGGATCCCGAGAATTCCTGGCAATTACTTTTAGAAAGGGGAAATTAAAATGTCAGCACAATCAATTGATACGGCTTCTGGGCAACCGATAGTTCCCGTTAAAACCGTAGATCAAAACGGAAACCAATTGTCATCCGCAGCTGCTAGTACTGACGGTCAAAGCGCTAGTAACGTTGGTTTAACTGGATTAAGCTATTTATTTGGCTTCAACGGTGCTTCGTGGGATCGTATGAAAGCCTATTCTGATAACGCCGATGCAGTAGCCACTAGTAATGGTGTTTTAGCTACAAGCGCAAGGCTAATGGGATTCAACGGTGCAACGTATGATCGTGTACGTGTAGATGGCAACAAATACCTACAAGTAAACTCCAACCGTGGTGATTCGATTGCTACAGCTCCTACAGTAGGTCAGAAAAACGTTACAACGACTGCTCTTGAATTATACGCTGGAGCATCGGCACGTATGGCATCACGTTATGCAATGACTGTTTACAATGAATCGAATACAACCGTTTATTGGGGTTCGTCAGCATCTGTAACGACTGCAAACGGATTTCCGTTACTGCCTGGAGACTCCGTAACATTTACGTTCAAAATCCAAGTTGCTACTGCAATCTATTTTATCGGAAGTACAACTGCTTCCACTAGGGTAGTTGAGTTAGCATGATTCAAACGCGTGGTCGTGGTTTACGTGAGATTAATACGGCTTTTACTTTTACTCGTCCAAGTACTGCTACTCAGACAGTGGACGGTAGAACGGTTGGTGTGGATCAGCCAAGATATGCGATTGGGAAGTTCGGATTCGGACTACAAGTCGAGGAAGGTACATTGAATCTTGCACCTTCAAATATACAAACTTATACTTTTGCCGATTGGGCTAGTGGTACTGGTGGTACGGTACAAGACGGAACAACACCGTGGGGTACACCGTATCGTGCAGTTATTCCAGTTAGTACAAATAGTACGAATCTAGTTGTTGAGAGTCCAACCTTTACGCTAAATTCTCCTGCTGGTGCTTATTATGTAGGTTCATTCGCTTATTTGGTAACTGGTGGAACAGATACTGTTTACGTTGGACTTAGATCAACAGATGCTGTATATTATTCAAACTCAACGAATGTACAATTAATTAAAATTGTTGATATGCCTGGTGGTTGGAAACGTGTTTATTATGCATTCCCACAAGTACCTACAACCTATACTGGTGCAACAACATTTAACTTTATTACGAGGTTCGGCAGCAATACTACAACCGTTTATTTTGCCGATCCACAACTTGAGGCAAAATGGTATCCAACTTCATTCACAAATGGTTTTCGTGATAACGAAGTCATAATCATCCCAGTTGACTCCACAAAGTTTACTGGCGATCATTTCACATTAGAAGCGTGGTTCTACCCTACTTCTAGTCCAAATGCTACTGATGCGTACTTGTTTAACATAAACAACAACGGTGCTACAGCTGGGAGATTCGATCTCAAATTTACCAATGGTGCTAATAAACAGATAGTATGGGAGTACTATGATGGGACTTCCCCATATACGTTTTACTCTACAAACTACGTCAATATGAATGCATGGAATTATGTAGCTTGGGGTTACGATAGGACTTCTAATACGCAGTATATTAATCTAAACGGTACTAAGACTGTTCCTACTACGCCTCCTGTGATACCAGCATTCGGAGCGTTCACACAAATACTAGCCGGTACTGATTACAATAAAGCTGGCAACAGAGGTAACATAGTCGTTGATGACATAAGATTGTCGAACATCGCAAGAACGGATGCTGACATTGCTACCAGTAGTGGTGGCACTGCTCCGATGGTTAAAGATTTAAACACGACTTTAAAGTTATCATCCGATTTTCCAAATACCGTTTACTTGAACGGATCAACTAGTCTATAGGAGGTGGAGCGATGATTACACAGAAATTAATGTCCCCTGTCGATATCAACAACAGCTTCACCTTCTCTCGTCCTAGTACAGCGTTCACGCCAGATGGTCGTTTGATCGAAGCTAATAACGCTAGATACGAGGCTGCTAAGACTGGATTCGGTAATGCGATTCGGATCGAGGAAGGTACGAGCAATTTGGTCTCAACTTCTGTTGGTGCAGATGCCCAGTTTGGTACATTAACTGGTTGGACAAGTCCAAGTCCAAGTGTAGCCACTGTTAGTATTGTTGCTGATCCAAACTCTGTCACGAATGGATATGTTCTTCAGTATGTTGATGCTGATGGCGCTACGTCAAACATGTGGGATGGGGTTACAAGTCAGAACTTTGGACCCTTTAACCCAGGTGATTCTTGTACCATTACAACACGTTGGAGAGCAACTAGCTTAACCGCTGGTGCAGTTTCTGTTTGGTCACATTGGTATGGATATGATTCCAACGGTGTCCAACAGTATGATGTCCCAGGGGATATGACTTTAACAACCACGGCAACATCCGATACTGGTTGGCAAGTAACAACCCAAACGTGGACAACGCCAAGTGCAACCACTTATCCACTGGCAACAACTTGGAAAAAATATGTTCGCCCAGGTATGAACGCAACAAACTTAGGTGCAACGTTATATGTCGATTATGTTCAAGCTGAGAAAAAGGCTTATGGAACGACTTTTACACCTACCATTAGGTCGGATGAATATTTAAGTTTTAATCCAAGTGGAGTCATCAATCTTCCACAAGGAACAATCGAAGGTATGTTTTATGTAGACACTAAGGTCCACACAACAGCTGCTCAATGGTGTATGGCTTTTTCTACAGTTACAATTCAGAACTCACCTTACCAAGAACAAAATCATTTCTCGTTAAGAAAGCAGTCTGGATCGCAACAATGGGCCTTCTATAGTTCTGATGCATCGGGGAACGCAACGACAATCCCAATAGGAACGTTTACAACATCTGGATGGCATCAATTCAACGTAACATGGCAAACTGGTGTGGGCATAAACGTTTACCTAGATGGCGCTTTGGTACGTGCAGCAAACGTTGCCGATTATCTGCCAGCAGCACTAAATCCATTATTCTATATGTGTAGTTGGAATAACGGAGGAGATCAACTTGATTCGTTGGTTACTGATTTCCGATTCTCCAATATTGTTAGAACGGCAACAGAGATCACGAATAATTACAATTCTGGCTCCCCTCTTCCGGTTGACGCCAGTACAACATTAAAACTAAATTTCAACGCTCCTGACGCAGTTCGTGGAGCGAAATCAACATTACTTGGCGCTAGTTCGTTCTAGCGTCTTTTTATTTACACGAAAGGAGGAATTTTAAATGTCAGGATATTTAGGTGTCGATCCTACTACTGGTGCGCAGATCCAACCAATGTCTGTTACAAACGCACCAACCGTTTACGCGAATCATCAATCTTACGGAACATATTATGCTGAATCTTCAACTAGCTTAGGTACAAACGCATTGTTCACCGGTTCAGCACACGATGGTGGGTCGTCTTATAACAACTATAACCGTTTACGTGTTGTCGTTGCAGCAGCCGCTGGTTTAGGTCATGGACACTTAATCATCGAGCAAAGTGCTGACGGCGTAACATTCCGTGAGACTCAACATTATCCGATCCCATCCGATGGGGGTTGTTATTCTTACGAGTTTGCTTGGAATATGCGTTACATCCGTGTTAAATTCCAGAACGGAGCAACTGCTCAAACAGCATTTTTCTTACAGAGCTATGGAGTACGTGTGGACGGTGGTTTGGATCACCAACAAACTCCATCATTCGTTCATTCTCAAACTGCACTTGGTGCATCTGCAACGTTTACTGGCGTTACATTGAACACTGGATCTCAGAACTCGTATCTTAACCATAAAGCTACGGTTTACGCTGACCAGGCAGGAACACTTCAGCTACAACAATCCGTTAACGGTTCAACGTGGCGTACTACTAAGTCGGTCGCTGTTTCAGCTGGGTCAGTAGTGACTTTAGTTGACGATCTTGTTTATCAGTATTGCCGTGTAGTTTATGTGAACGGAGCTACTGCCCAAGCATCATTTGAGCTTGTTGGCACGTTGACTCACGCTTAAGGATGGTGATTTAAATGGTAAACGAACTTTTCGCTTATATTACCTGTGGTTGTGGTAATAAATATCAAGTCTTGAAATATGACGAGGCAGGAAACCCTATCGATTGGGACCAGGAAGCTACACAAGCTTTATACGATGCGCATTATGTTACGTGCTCAACGAACCCAGACGCCCAACCAGCTTAACACATGTGGGCGTACATTACGTATGCTCTATTTTAATTCTAGAGTAAAGGAGGACATTTAAAAATGCCTTATAACATTATTGACCCAAATACTAACTTAACTGAATCACCGTCTACACAGATTGCTAACAGTAACCAAACTACTGAGACTACAGTTGCATTAGCAGCATCCGCATCTTTCACAGGCGCAGCTCACGACTTAGGATCTACCTTTTTATACGATAACCGTGTTCGTTTACTTGTGTCTGCAAACGCTGGTATGGGATTTGGTCACGTTGCAATTGAAGAATCAACTGATAACGTCACATTCCGTGAGGTACAACGATTCCCTGTTCCTTCAGATGGTGCTTATTATACTTTTGAAGTTGCGTTACAGCTTCGTTACTTCAGGGTTAGATTCTATAATGGCGCTACTGCTCAGACTAGTTTCTTCCTTAGTACTACTATGGTTCCAGTTGATGGTAACGTGGATTTCACAATTGCTCCAGTATTCATGCATACAAACATGGCTCTAGGTGCTTCTGCAACTTTCACAGGCGTTTCATTAAACATCTCTACGCAGAATCCTTGGAACCTACACCGTGCTTATGCTTATGCTGACCAGGCTGGTACGCTGTATCTTGAACAGTCTATGAACGGTTCTATGTGGCGTACAACTTCTTCTGTCGCTGTAGCTGCCGGTACAACTGGCGTGCTTGAAGATAAGCTCGTTGCAGAATATTGCCGCGTTCGTTTCGTAAATGGCGCTACAGCACAAGGTAGCTTCGAGATTATGTCAACATTGATTCACGCTTAATAATGGGAGCTTCGGCTCCCTATTAAACTTTTAGGAGGGTATGTTATGGCAAAGAAATCGGATTTATCGAAATTCTCGGCTCAACAACTCGCCGCTGCACGTTTACTAGTCGATCCAGATAACCGTATGACATACAAGGAGATCGCTACTGAAGTCGGAATTTCTGATCGTCAATTCTACAGATGGCGAGAAGACGAAGATTACGCTGCTCTGCTAGAAGAACTGTCCGACCGAATCATGAAAACTTTCATTAGTGAAGTCGATAAGGCTGTAATGAAATCGGTAAAACAGGGATCCGTTAAAGCTATGGAACTAGCATATAAGCGCAGTGGAAAACTTGTCGATAAGAAAGAGGTTACTAGTGACACAACCTTAGAAGTCGTTGGCGTTGAAGGCAAGTCAAACGAACAGCTTATGGCTGAACTAGCTGAACTGGAGAAGAAAGCCGGTTTATCTGAGTGAAGTCGGCTGAACGTATTGAGCGCATCGATTTGTTGAAGCGTCAAGCTGAGATCATCAAGTCATCGGTTGGAGTCGATCCTGGAGCGATTTCTAAGTATAAAGAAGTCCTCGAGGAGATCGCAAAACTACAACGGGTGGAGCGAGGCTATCAATCTATCATGGATTTCGCGAAGCAGTATTTTACTGCCGATCCACCGCATGACTTGTTGAAAGCTGACACACCGTCACCAAAGTTTCATTACGATCTAGCAGACTTCTTACGAGAAGCTACATTAGATCCGCTAGAACGCAAGTTCGCTATAGCAGCTCCCAGATCACATGCTAAGAGCACGATAATTACCAATATTTTCATATTATGGTGTATTTGCTATGTTGAAGATTTGGAGAAACGCTACTGGTTGATAATTGCGGACAAGCAGGATAATGGTCGTAGATTCTTAGACGTTATCAAAAACGAACTAGAGGACAATCCTCTTTTGATCGCTGATTTCGGTAAGTTGAAGGGTCCTACGTGGAACTCCCTCGAAATCATAACTAGCAATCAAGTAAAGATCCAGGCTGCTGGAGCCGGTGAGGGCCTTAGGGGTTTGAGATACGGTTCTGAGCGCCCGAATGTCGTTTGTGACGATATCGAGTCAGATGACTCATGTGGAACGCCAGAACGTATCGAGAAGATGTACAGCTGGCTTCTACGAACTGTGGCGCCACTGGGCGATCCTAAGAAAATGAAATTCTATGTAGTTGGAACAATCATACATTATGGGTCAGTGCTGAATACATTGCTAACTCAACATGGTGATTTCGAATCTTACCGCTACCAGGCTATAGAACAATGGCCCGTGAATTTCCATTTGTGGGATGAATGGGAACGTATCTATCATTCTAGAGATGAAGGCGAAAATCCCATGGAGGCGTCCAGAATAGCACGTAAAAAGGCGTTAGATTTCTACTCTGAACATGCTGCTGAAATGAACGAAGGCTCCCGTGTACTTTGGCCTGAGAGGATGGATCTATTAAGCTTAATGACTATCAGAGCCACTAATAGATTAGCATTCGGTTCAGAATACATGAACGATCCTATTAGCCTTGATACTCGTATCTTTCAGAAGATATGGACTTATTCGCCAGAGGACGTAAGCCTCGATGAGATGGACATATTTGGGTCATGCGATCCGAGCCTTGGTAAGACGAAACGAAGCGACCCGTCAGTAATCATGACAATAGGACGCCATCGTAAAACTGGTATTTTATATGTTTTAGATATTGATAGAAAACGGCGCTCACCGGATCAAATCATCCAGGACATATTCAACAAGGCCAGGACTTACGAGTATCAAAATTTCAATGTCGAGACCATCGCCTTCCAACAAATGTTCAAAGATGAGATCGTCAAACGTTCTACCGAACAAGGGATTTATTTACCGGTTCGTGAATTCAAAAGCACGATTAAAAAGGAAGTTCGTATTGCCGCCCTCGAGCCGCTAGTTACTAACGGTCAGATTCGAGTCCTATCGACACATAAGGATCTCATCGAGGAAATGGAACGCTTCCCTAAGGGAACGCATGATGACCAATTGGACGCATTAAACATGTGTGTTGACATGGCAAGGAAACGTTCATCTGGTTTAAAGTTTCACACTATTTAACGTACATTATGTACGCACTATTTTAGAAAGGAGGTTAAACGTTGGGATTTCGAGATAGAATATCAGCTGCAATAAACGCATTTTCGGGGAAAGTTCCTGACGGTAAAGCCGTAGATACCCCTTTCTTCTATAGTTATTCCGGCCTTAATCAAGCGACAATGAACACGAAAATCAATCCGCAAAAGCTACGGGCCTTCTCGGAGACAGCCGTGCCAAGACACGCGATTGATTATATAAGGAACCAGGTGTCCAAACTCGATTGGGATATCATCCCCTGCAACGGTAAGAAGTTTACTGGCGTCCAGTTGAAGCAAGTTCAGACCGCTAAGAACGTAATTTATTCGCCAAACGGTGATGATAACACAATGACGTTCCTGGGTCAGCTGATCGAGGATCTACTGGTCGTTGGTTACTCCACTTTCGAGATTAAAAAATGGATTGGAAACGCTGAGAATCCGTACTTGCTGTATCCGGTCGATGCATCGTCTATTCAGATTTACCTGGATTGGAACGGATCACCGACAGAGAAACGTTACATGCAGCTGGACTTACAAGGCCATGAAATCGATTTTACTCCGCAAGAAATGATGATGTTGAGATTCACGCCAAGGTCGAATACGCCGTTTGGAATCGGTCCTTTGGAAAGTGCGTACCAGCAGATTCAGTACTTGCTAGATAGCCAGGCATATGCCGGTAAGACCGCTTCTTCTACTACGCCTAAGAAACTACTATTTTTAGGCTCAGAGATCACCGATACTCAGCTGAAGGAATTCAGGTTGTATTGGGACCAGGATGTAGAGGGCCGGTCAAAAACTCCCATAATCGGAGGAACCGATGACGTCAAAAGCGTTGAATTAGGCGCCACGACTGATGCCAACTTATTTCTCTCTTGGCAAGCATTCTTAATTTCTATTATTGCAAATGCGTTTGGACTCGATGCTATGAAGTTTGGAGCGTTTCTATCGATGTCACGTAGTTCTGGTGAGACCATGGATAGCATGTCAGATGAAGGGGCAATACGTCCTATGGCACATTTACTGGAACATCACTTGACTCAGCTCTTAGCTCTCTTCGGTTTGGAAGGCATTGCAGAATTCAAGTTTCGTTTCATTACGTCAATGGATGACAAAAAAGCCACTGCCTCGCTTATGCAAATTTACGGGCAGCTAGACGTCATGACGATCAATGAAATTCGTGCTGAAATTTTATTACCGCCTCTTCCGAAAGATAAGGAAACTGGCGAAAGTCCTGGGGATCTTACAATATCAGCTTATCGTGCCAAATACGGTACTCCCCCACCGATTGCTCCGACAGACGGTACTGACCCGAATGATCCAGAGCAAGCGAAGGGTGAAGTCAATGGCGATAAGACGAAAACAGGAAATGAACAAACGAACAATGGCGTTAATGGCGCTTCTAAGCCTAAGGATACTGCGTTATCTAAGGCCCATGACGCTGGCTTAAACGCATAAAAGGGGGTGAGAATCGTTGGATATGATAGCACTTAAAGCTTCTGGCAACGGTAAGTTAAAAATTAGCGACTTGAAACATCCTAACATGATGCCATTTTCTGGTGTACTAACGTACCTAAATCGGCTTTCCACTGAACCGCCTCATGGTGCTTCTGGCCTAAGGGTATACATCCCTACTGAAGTAGGTGCTCCAGCTGTAGCAAGCTTGAGAGGAATGGCAGTCAACTATATCCAGGGTAATCCGACAGGACATGATCCACGACAAAAAGTAGGCGTAATTACCGATGCAAAACTCGGAGAAACGCAACCTGACGGCGCTGTGCCGATCTTGATCGAAGGATACATTTATTCGCTAGATTTTGAGGAAGCAGCTACTTCTATCAAAGCTAGTCAATCGCTACTCGGCTTCTCGTACGAAACTGCTCAATCGCAGCTAGTAAAAGGCGAAGTAGACGGTGTCCCTGCCGCTATAGTTACAAGTTTAGGATACTTCACAGGCGCTAGTATACTATATCGAAATTCTGCTAGTTACGCAGAGACGAGCCTCGCCGCCTCAAAAGAAGAAAATAAGGAGGAACAAACATTGGATTTCGAAAAATTGTTAGCCGAACTTAAAGGCGCTCTTAAAGAAGAAGTCGAGAAGATTCGCGATGAGTTCAAGCCTAAAGTCGAAGAAGTAGTTAAGGAAGAAGCTCCAAAGGCTGAAGAAGTCGTTAAAGAGACTGAGAAAAAAGTCGAGGAAGTTGTTAAGGAAGAAGCTCCAAAAGTTGAAGAGGCTGCTAAAGAAGTAGTTGCTCCAGTTGTAGAACAGGTTAAAGAGGACGCTAAAGTCGTCACTACTCCAGGCCAAGAGGTCAAACCTGAGAATGCTGCACCAGCTGCTGAACAACCAAAAGTTGAAGATGCAACCCTCAACGCCTCTTCCCTATTAGCTGAGTTAGAAGCTGTAAAAGCTGAACTTAAAGCTATGAAAGAACAATCTAGTATTCAAGCGTCAGCTCGTAAATCAGTCGCCTATCCTACTACTGCAATCGCAAAGTTCGGTATGGACGAAGAGTCTGATAAAGCGAAATTAATGGCTTCTATCGATGCAAGAAAAGATTTAACGATTGAGGAACGCATTCAATTAAAATTTGAAGCGATGAATAAATAATTAACGTACATTATGTACGATTACAGGAGGAACCTACACTATGTTAGGAAACGAACAATTTATTAATCTATCAGCCGCTGCTGATTATATGGGAAATGGTGCCATTTTCTTACCAGAATTCCAGTCCGAAATCACAGATATTGTACGTAGAAATTCAATTTTTGCGCAACGCATTGCTTACGTGCCGGCAACGGGCGCACCTAGCCGCTGGTTTGACCAGACTGCAATAAGCGATGGGGCATTCTCTGACCCACGTACAATCGCTGTTGCAGCAACTTCACCAACTCGTGTTGAAAAATCTGTAACGTTGAAGGCTATCACTAACCAAATCAACTACAGCTTGTTCGATATGGAAGTTATGAATTCACAAGCGACTGTGTTCAATCAGCTAAAAAGTAAAGATATGTCTGATATGATCAACGGGATCACACGTTTGCATGCAAAAGCACTTTGGAACGGAACTGATACTGTTTCTGGTAACCAAATCGGAAACGGCGGTTTGCAGTACGTTGGTGTCGTAAACCAGATCGCTAAGACACAGACAATTGCTTCTACTGCTAGTATCCTTGATTCAATTCGTACTCAGGTAGCTAACATGGTAAACGATCCATTGTTCACTGTAAAGCCGTCAGCTATCTTCATGAATCCAATTGCCATCGATTATCTCGAGCAGGAAATTAAGAACAGCAACAACGCAATCCGTTATATCGCTACTGATATCACTGGCGTTGCTGGCGGTCTGAATGTAATGGGCGTAAACACAGTAGCTGGCTTACTTCCTATTTACCCAGAACCTTACCTTGTCACTGATCAGGTTATCCCTGGTATTTCAGCAGCTCCTGGCGGTCAGCACAATTATCCTTTCTGTATTGTGAGCGAGGATCTGATTGAGTATCATTATGTCCAAGAAAAGCAGCCCCGCGTATTTCAAATGGGAAAAACAACCAATTTGAACGAGTCATACGTAGGTGTGATGTTCGGTGCACCGGTAGTTAAGCTTGCAGCGAACGCACATACAATCGGGGTCGTTCAACGTGCTTAATAAGTAGTTAACTCGGGGCGTCTTATGGCGTCCCCTGTTTTCTTACTATTAATATAACCGATCAGATACGTTTTATACAAGCATTTTTAAAAAAGTTTCGTTCGAGGAGGTTCGACATATATGGCAGCAGTATCAAAGGCAAAAGAAGTAGCAAAAGAACCAGAGTTAGTCGAGGTAGAACACTTTGCTGGAGCACCCGATTCAACGTTTAATGGCCCTGGATTCCGTGTTCGTTTTATAGACGGTAAAGCAGTTGTTCTTCCAGAGCAAGTTAAGTTTCTTAAGGAAGCTGGCGTTATTAAGTAATGACGTTTCTAGAACGTGCCAAAGCGATCTTTGAAAGGTACATCGGCTACAAAGTTAATGTAAACACATATACGAAGACGATGAAATACGATCTGGATGGTGCTTTGATCCGTAATGATAAAGTCGTGGAAATTCTTTCGATCCGTGCAAAGTCGGCAAACTGGGTCTACCAGGGCTATTTTGGGAGCACCGAATGGTACGACATTAACTTACAGGATGTTGTTATCCATGAGAGGAACGGTTACTTATACGTTAACCTCCCTCCTACCCTATTCGGTACGGATTACTCAGAAATCGAGATTACGTACATTGCCGGTCATGAACAGATTCCAGCAGATATGGTAGATGCAGTCCAGGAGATTGAACGCTTATTAATAGAAGGAACGATCACCGAATGGAATTGTATCCTCCCCGTTACTGTCCTCGATGTAATCGAAAAATACCGAAAGGAGGGAATCGACTAAGTGTCACTCTACATTTTACCAAATGAATTTAAACAGGCCCCAACCGGCATAGACACCGCCACGTTGGACCAAACAAATATCGGAAATCAAGCAGCTCAAGACGCCGCTTTAATGAACATACTTAGACGTGCTTCTTCGTGGGTTGACACTATCGTGCAGCAAGAAACGCTGGAGGCCACAACTAATACAGAAACCAAGGAAGTTTATATGGCTAGAGATGGTCGGATCAACATCCACGTAGACCAAGTACCGATCATTTCGCTAATAAGCGCCCAATTCCGAGGGCATCCGAGAGCAACGTATCAGTCAGTCGATCTAGGATCTATCGAGGTTCGTGATAACTGGTTTACGATCTACGATCTATTCTACAATCCTACCCTTTCACAGGACTTAATGGGAGCAGGGATCGCTAGTGCGTCTTACATGACTGACATCTATGCTGGGTTTTCGTCTCCTTATTATAGGAAGTCGGATATTCCGCTAACCGTTCAGTACACGTACCTTAACGGCTATACGAACACCACATTAACTGTAGCAGCAGCTGTAAATGCCACATCGGTCACAGTCAAAGATTCAACGGGATTAACCGTCAATCAACGAGTAACGATCTACGATGGGGCAAATACGGAAACAGTCGTTGTGCAAGCTGTGAACGGAAACGTCATTACGTTGACCAGTGGTTTGCTATTCGCTCACGCAGTTGGAATCGGGTTCTCCGCGATCCCTGACGCTGTTAAGCAAGCAACGGTTATGTTGGCTGCTGCGTTAATAAAAGATCGTGGATCACTGGCGATCACAATGCAAGAAACTTCTATTATGAATGTTAACCCAACTCCGTACAAAACGGATGAAGTTTCAATTGCTCGTGAATTACTCGCTCCATACCGAAGGGTCGTGGTTAGCTAATGGCAACCCTCAACATTCAATGGACGGAACAAGCGTGGACTCAAGCAAGGCGATTCCTGGATTTCGAAGGAGATTGGGACAAGGCCATGTATATGACGTCCAGGGACCTGGCTCAATACGCTCAAGACTTTTTTACTCCGTACCTACATTCTGTCCGTTCAGATCCTGCTGGAAACGGTGAGACGGCCCGAAGCGTACAACCACAAGTTATCCAGACCGACAAAGGTTTTGAGATCACCTATATCGGTTTAATTTCGGCTTACTACATGGATGTCGGTAACTTCCCTCCTGGAGCCGTTTTAGATGCCAGTGAATACGGACTCAAGGCGTTTCCAGTAGACAGACGCTTTGGTAATCCGTTTTTCGCGAAAACTATTCACGGCATGGGCGCCAAAACTCCTGGCGTACCAAACCACTGGTCGGAAGAAACGGTGAAACATATGGGCGAAGACGGTGTTGCCGTAGAGATCGCCTTGAAACATATGAATGAGTTTTTTAGAAGTGTGGTGATAACCGAATGAGTACTAGAAATACGATTAAAACCGCTATTCAAGGTATCGTTCAGCAAGCCACTGGCGTCAAAAGCGTATTTACCTATAGACCGAAACTGATGCAGCAAACGAATATGCCAGCTGTGGTCGTGAATCTAGCGAAGTCAAGTGAGACTCGGTTGACAATGTCAGCTCCGAATGGTCGTAAGCAAATCAAGTTTACGGCTCAATTAGAGATTGCTAGTTACGATTTATCTGGTGATGGATCAGGCCAATTAGCTTTTGACGACTTACTCGATGCTATCGACACTCAGCTCCGTAAAGATCCGACTTTGGCTGGTACAGCTATTGGAGCGACCATTGAGTATATAAATACGGTAACTGCCCCACCTCAAGTCGTTGGTGGAACAAACGTTATGATGATGGCAATCAAGACATTTGACGTCTGTGTACAAGTAACCGGATAGGAGGTAACCTATGAAAAAAGTTAAATTTATTGGTCGGAACGGCGACATGATCGTTATGCTCCCAGGTGCGCCTGTGGATGTAAAATTCGGTGATGTTATCGATGTTCCAGACGACTTCAATAACGTCAATTTCGAGGACGTTGTAGAAGATAAACCAAAATCTAGTAAATAAGGAGATGATACGCTGTGGCAAAATTAACAGCACTTGGATACTTCGGTATCGCTAAAGAAACAACCTACGGAACTGCCGTAGCACCGAGTTTATTCATTCCATACGATTCTATTAAAGTAGAGGACGATTTACGGAAATCGACCGATGAGGGTCGTAGGGGCGTACTTTCTAAGGAATTTGCCGTATATAATACTACAAGACTATCAAAGATCGATCTTGAGACTCTTGCATATCCAGATACGATTGGGCATTTCTTACTAGGGATCCTAGGTAAGGATACGGTAACAGGCGTTGCTGTACCGTATACTCACAAGTTTCAGATTCTGGATGGTGCCGCTTCGTCTTATACTCTAGCAGACTACAACGTCATTGCTGGAACAAACGAACGCCGCTACCCAGGTGGAGTAATCGATGAAGTTGGATTCAAATTCGATGACGACGGTAATATGAAAGTCAGCACGAAGTTCCAATCTAAGATTAGTACATTAGTAGCGAAGTCAACTCCGACACAGAACGTGTTAACTCCGTTCCAAGGTTGGATGTCTAACTTAACTCTTGGTGGCGTGACAAACGCTGATATCCTTGGTGGCGAGGTTTCTATCAAACGTCAAAACGAGCTTCTGTTCGCTGGTAATGCGACCCAAGACCCAACTCGCGCCATTAACGGTCGCATTGAGATATCGGGAAAATTGACATTTGACGTGAATGACGAATCTGAGTATCTAACATTCTTAAATGGTACTCAACAATCAATCCAGGTAGCTTTTACTGTATCAGCCAACCAATCTCTGACTTTCTTATTCACGAAGACAGATGTAACAAAAGCTACAGTTGACCGTGGTTCCGAATATGTGCGTGTTGATCTAGAGTTCAAAGCTCTATATAATACCACAGACGCTGGACTTTGTCAAATCACGCTTATTAACTCTGTTGCAACTTACTAAGCGTACATTATGTACGGTATAGCTGGAGGGCGTCCCGTGGCGCTCTTCTTCTCTATTATTCACGGAAAAAACTAAACTAACAAACTATTGGAGGAATTTTATATGAAAATCTTTTTACCAGAATTAGGCGAAGGACAATTTATCGAAATCAAAAACCCAAAGGTGCTCTCTTGGGGGCAACAAAAGAAAATCACTGCTGCAATGAAAGACGATTCTATCGCATCCCAATTAGACGTGGCAGAAGTGCTTACTAAAAGTCTAGTAATCGGAGGTTACGTTTTAGACGAGGTTAATCAGCCAATCGCATTCCCATTAACGGACGAGACTATTGAGAACTTACCAGCATTAGTTATCGAGAAAGTTGCTGGAGCATTCGCTGAAGCTCGTTCTGAGGCGACTTCAAAAAACTAGTAGACTCGGTGGACAAGGTCTTGCGCGGTTATAGTGACAAGGCCCCCATCGAGTACAACGAATTTGCGCTATGTAGGGAAATGGGCTGGGACTTCAATCAACTGGAGTCTCAACCGGCATGGCGTATAGAACAAGCATTTTTGTTTTTAAGTCGGGAAGCGCATTATCAGAAAACACAGCAGAATTCCTAGGAGGTGGTTTAAATGGCAGAAACTAATATACAAGCAACGCTCGGTCTGCAAATCACAGCCAAAGACGAAGCTAAATCCGTATTCGAACAATTTGCTACAAATTTAAATGATCAGATGAAGAAGATCCAAGAGTCGATGAAAAATGCGTTCAATATGACGGGTCCCGTTGAAGAGGTTGAGAAAGCCGCAACGCAAATGAACGAGGCTCTTAAGAAAACAGCGTCCGAAGATGGTATTTCTTCTGCGATGAAACGTCTGATGGAAACGACTTTTACGACTCGCGAAGAGCTGGTTAAAAACTTCGAAGCAATGCGTGGTGCATTCGAGGGAACATCGTTAGAGGCCGTAAATGCTGCTGATCTAACTACGGGCCAACTAAAACGGATAAACTCTGCTCTAGAAGGAAATCCGTTTCAATCATTCGCCAATAAAGGCCAGGAAGCGTTCGATAAACTAAATTACGCTGTTATTTTAACCGAATCTGAGGTTACTGAAATGTTTAATAACATGAAAGGTAACTTTGAAAGTCTTGGTAACGTAATGGACGGGTCAATGCAGATGGGCATCAGTGGTATGAAGGAATTCGTACAGGCTGATATGGCGCTTGCAGCTGGTACGGACGTTGTGATTAAAGTCATTAAGGATATGGTCCCTCCTGTAAACGAATTTAAGCAAGCCGAACAAGAGATGGCTGACACAACCGTAATGACGAAAACTCAGATGGTCGAGGCGTTCAATGCGATCAAAGCATCTTTCGCTAACGGTGCTTACGCTGCTGTCGATGCTTCGCAATTGACATCCTCACAACTTAGATCAATCGTTGAGTCCGCTAATCAAATGAAGGTTACGGTTGTCAGTGATATGCAAGAAACAGCTGATAAAACAGTCTCAGCAATGGATCGCATTCGTAGCACAACGTATATGACTTCTGATCAGTTAGCTGAAGCATTTAACCGTATCAAGGCGTCTGAGTCGTCACTTGCCAATCTTGACTTCTCTCAGATGACCGAGTCTCAAATGCGTGGCATCGTTGAAGCAGCCAATAGTATGTCGATCCAGGTTGTACGTGATTTCAAACAAGTCGAAGAAGAAGTAACTCAGGCGAAGGCCAAGATGGATACGCTTAAGTCGGTTCAATTCGGGGAGATCATGAATGCCGGTATGATGATGCAACAAGCTGGTGAAAAAGTGGTCGGTTTCTTCGGAGAAGCCGTTAAGGCTGGTGTTGACTTCAACCAATCAATCGTAAATGCGACTGCTTCGTTGAACGCTAACTTACGTACTACTAAGCTATCAACAGATCAGATCGATGAGATGCAGAGGAAAGCATTAGAGTTCGGTAGCTCAGGTTTCTTCAGCGCAAACAAAGTGGCTGAAGCGATTAATACGATGTCTAAGGCTGGGTTGAACTACAACGAAATTATGAACGGTGGTATAAAGGTCGTCCATGATGTAGCTGCCGCCAACCAATCTGATATCATCGAAACGGCTACAACAGTCAGTGACATCTATAACGAGATGCGTGACACATTCACTAAAACCGGTCAAACCGCACAGCAAGCGGCCCAACAGATCGGTAACGGAATGACCGTTGCAATGCACCATTCAAACATCTCTATGTCAGACTTCCTTAATACGATGAAATACGTAGGTCCAGTTGCAAGTACCGTAGGACTAGACTTCCGCGACGTTGCAACAGAAATCAGCCTATTAGGTCAACACGGCATAAAGGCCAGTCAAGCCGGTACGGCGCTAAGACGTGAATTAACAAACGTAATTCCTCAGTCTAAGGAAGCAGCAGCCGTTATGAAAAAGTTAGGCTTGACGTCTGGTCAGGTGGCAGACGCATTCTTCAACCAAGACGGTTCAATGCGTTCACTCGATAAAGTACAAGAAGCCTTGCACCAATCGATGGGCGGTCTGAACGATAAGATGAAAGAGCAAGCGATTAAAGCAATCTTTGGGCAGTACGCATTAGCCGGAATGAACGCTGTTGTATCAGCCTCCCCTGCCAAGTTCAAGGAACTACGGGAAGAGATGAACAACAACAATGAGATGACCGAAATCATGGGTACGAAATCTGAAGGTCTTGGATTCCAAGTACAGAAGATGCAAGCACACTTCGCGACACTACAGAAAGAGATCGGTTTGGCGTTGGCTCCGATGCTAACAGTCTTAATCACTCTAGCTAATAAACTGATGGATGCGTGGCAAGGACTACCTTCTGGCGTTCAGAAAGCGATCATCATTTTCGGTGCTGTGTCAGGCGTTCTGTTAACCGTTGTGGGAGCGATCTTCACGTTCATCGGTACAGTCGGGATGTTTGCTGCATCATGGGGGGCCGCAATGGAGGCATTTGCAATGATCGGTACGGCACTAGCTCCAGTACTTGCTGCCGTTGCAATACTTGCTGGTGTATTCATCGTAGTCGCCGCTTCCTGGAAACGAGATATCGGTGGGATTCGTGAGTATACGAATAACTTCACTGCGTGGTTCACGTTGAAATGGAACGAGACAATCGGTAAAGCTAAGTCAGATATCCAATCTGGAATAGCAGCGATCAAATCGCATTTTTCGAAATTCAAAGATTTCGAGAGTATCGTGAAGGGCGCTCTTGGTCAGGTGTGGTTAGCATTTAACCAGGCGTTCAAAAAAGTCGTTTCTGTCGTTTCAGAAGCCGTAACTGCTGTTACTGGTTGGTTTAAGAAAATGGCGCCCGAATTCGGTCAGGCACTAAGTAACATCGTAAGTTTCCTAAAATGGCTGAGCCCTTTATGGACCGCTCTATGGGTCGTGCTCAAGTTCGTAGTCGGAATGGTTTTTGACTGGATCGTTGATATCGTTAAGCGTTTCTGGGGCGTATTCTCTGGAGTCATTCAGTTAATAACAGATTTGATTAACGGAAACTGGAAAAAAGCGTTCCAAGATCTGTGGCAAATCGTTTCCAACGCATTTATGTTAGCTCTTGATTTGTGGGGTGGATTTGTCGGAAAAGGAGCCGGTTTCTTTGCGAAATTAATCGAACATACCAATATTTTCGGTAAAGGATTTTCCGAACTCATCAGTAGCATCTTTAAGTTTTTCGAATCGACAGCAAAGTCTGCGTGGTCAACTGTCGAAACCGTGTTCCGTGGTGCAGTATCTGTCGTAGACGGCGTCCTTCGTTTGTTGATCGGTGTCGTAACCAACGTACTGTCCGCAGTTATTGAGTTATTTACTGGTCGTCCTCAACAAGCGATGCAATCCATGCAGTGGGCATTCCAGGCTGGAATCTCTGGCGTCCGAGGCATCCTTGGCGGTATCCTGAGCATGGTAGACGGTGTGCTCGGTGGTTTACCTGGAAAAATGCTCGGCTGGGCGAGAAACGCGATGAGTATGTTCTCACAAGGTATCCAAGATGGAATCGGTGCTATCGGTTCTGCTGTATCTGGCGCTGCTGATAAGATCAAATCGTTCCTTGGTTTCCATTCCCCAGCTAAGGAAGGCCCTGCGTCAAAAGGCGAATCAGATATGTGGATGCCTAATCTAATGAACATGCTTGCAAAGGGTATCGATGATAACAAAGATAAAGTCCAAAAAGCTACTTTGGGCGTTGCACTCGGGATTCAACAATCGTTCTCGGGAACGCAGCAACACGTCCATAGCTTAGTGGGCGGTGGATCATACGGTACTGCAATCACAAATAATAGTAATCAACGTCAAGTGGTCGTGAACATCAATGTTGAAGGTAGGTCTGCACAGACAGATAAGCAACTTACAGATACCATCTTCAAACAGTTCAGAACTCAGATGTCGATGGTTACGGGTTAACGGGGAGCTTAATGCTCCCTTTTTTCTTTTTATCCGATACTTTAGACGATTTGGACCCTTATTTATATATGAGAGGAGGTTTTAAATGACGACATCATCCGTTCAAATACTATTGAACACATTAGACGTTACACCATTGATAGATTATTCGAGTGTGAGTGTGGACTCAAACATAATCATGACGTCCGATACAATGGATTTTGTTATGTATGTAGATCCTAACACAACAGTAATCAATACGTCAAATAGTAAAGCAGTTCCCTTCACGAGGCCACAATGTGGGAACGAGATAATCTGGCAAAATCCGAATGCCATTATTACGGCGCCTGACAGTACTCAAAAGCCGTATCGAGAGTTTTCGGGGGTAGTCGTTGAGGTTCGAGAGATCGTAGAGGGCATCACTAGTATGTACACGGTCCATTGCAAGTCACACGTACAGTGGTTTGATAGACACCTCGTTCAGGGATGGTATCCACAACAACCGCCAGAGACAACCGTTAAATCGATAGTTTCTCAGTATTGCCCAGGATTCACCACGTACAATGTTCAAAATACGGGTGTTCAGATTACTCCGTTATATTCCGATTATCAAAAGCCGTCTGACGCTATTAAAAGTATTGCAGACCAATCCGAACTTGGATGGTATGTAGATTACTATAAAGACGTCCATCTGTACTCACTCGAGGCTTTACCGTCTCCCCTACCGAGTAATACGCTCGATGTCGATAATGACTTAGTTAATTACGGAGACCTGGAAATTGTCGAAAATTCCGAACAGCAAGTAAATAAGATCATAGTAAAAGGATTTAAGACTCGTAGTGATCAAGTTTACTATCTTCCATATCTTACTGACGGGACCAGTTTACAGTGGTCTATGGGATATCGCGTGTCTTCCGTTAAGGGCGATGTTACTGTTGTAGTCTACGATTCTATGGCTCAATATCAATCCGATACTGCATTTTTAGCTGGGAACGATCCTGCGCTCGGGACGAAACTTGCCCTTGCTAAGGATATCATCGATGGGGCGCCGAATAGAGGTATGGCAAGTAATACGGCTTACATTCACTACACGCAACATTTATTGCGCGTTCCGAACTGGAATGGTACGAATGCTGCGATCCCTTCTGGTAAAGTTCTGGTGGTTCGCTTTCACTACTTAAAGGACATGGTTTGGATGGGACAAGATCCCGAAGCACAGAACCAAACGTCTGCTATCGAAGGTGGAACTGACGGGACATACGAGGAAGTTTATCAAGACGCCAGTTTAACGAATAGTACAATTTCTGCCGTACAAAGTAAGGGCCAGCTGATTCTCATGAAATACAGGTTCCCTCAAATCACAGGGACGTTCACTGCGTATTTTAACGCCACATCGAACAGTGGTTGGGCCGCCGGTCAAAACTTCATTTTGAAGACCGTTAAACGCTTTGGAGGCATTAATGACGTAATGTTCGTTCAAAGGGTCACGAAGCAAATCGTAAAGAACGATTCTAACAGCATGATAGCTCTATATACTGTTGAATTCGCAGACTCTATTTACCTGGTGTAGGAGGTCCACAGATGAAAATAGATACGTTTATAGCGTTAATGAATAGCATCCGTCAAGGGCAGTTAACAGACGATACTGATCCGACAAACACATTGATTCAACAGTACACAACTCCCTACGATACTTTAACGAACGGAGAATCTACCAGAGTAGTTAAAACCGCCCCATCAGCCACAGTTTGGGGAAACGGAACAACGTATGTAGCGTATGACGCTCAGGGCAATCCTTGGAACGCTCCCAGTTGTGGCTGGTTATGGGGAGCTGGTGGACGATGGACTGACGGGATTACACCGAACGCCCATAGCTGGAAGTCTTATAGAGTCGATACATGGTCAGCTATAGGAAGTTCACAATATAGCAATTTATAGGAAGGTGAAACATGAGCACTACAACACCCATTTTAGGGCTGAACAAACCACAGATGGCAGACGCGATAAGCACGTCTATACCGCAATTAGCTG